TAGCCGAAGAGGCTATAAAGATTGAGCCGTTTGAAATACCGGAGCATTACAAGAAATTGTGCGCTGTGGACTTCGGAATAACGCACCCGACCACCTGTGTCTGGACGGCCTACGACCCTGACAGCGACACCATCTACGTTTATGACGCTTACAAGAAAGAAGGCGAGATTCCAGCCGTCCACTCAACTGTTATCAAGTCCAGGGGTAAGGATATCCCCTGCATATACCCCCACGACGGCGACAACACAGAGAAGGGCAGCGGCAGAACTCTAGCGGAGATGTATTTGGAGGCGGGGGTGCTGATGATCGGAAAGTTTACCAACCCTGACGGCACAAACTACGTCGAGCCAGGACTGATGGAAATGTTGGAGAGGTTTCGCACTGGGCGTTTGCGGGTATTCAGCAACCTGGTGCCTTGGTTTGAAGAGTTTCGCCGGTATCACCGGAAGAAAGGGAAAATTCACAAAGAATTTGACGATTTGATGGATGCCACGCGGTATTCAGCGATCTCAGTGACCCGCTACGGGCAAAACGCAGTCGAGCGACAGCAACTAACTAACGGACAATCAGGATACACCACACATGAATATAACTTCTGAGATAAACGAAGACGAGTTGTTGGCTTCGTTAGAAAATATGATTAACGCTGCCGACTCATACTCTGAGAGCGAGATCGGTGAGCAGCGGGACAAGGGCCACAGCTACTACTACGGTATGCCGCTGGGTAATGAACGCACTGGTCGATCACAGCATGTGAGCATGGATGTCTTTGACGCAGTTGAGTCGGTCAAAGCGATGCTTATGGAAACCTTCACGGCTGACCGCAACGTGTGCCGCTTCGATCCGCAAACCGCAGAGGACTTTCTGCCTGCCAAGATGGCTACGGCGCTGACTAACTACATTTTCTATAGAGAGAACAGAGGCTCAAAAATTCTCCACGATGTGATTCACGATGCGCTGGTCGCTAAGACTGGAATCGTGAAGCGGTACTACAAGAACTACTACGAGTATGACGAGGAAACCTTTGAAGGTTTGGATGAGGCCAGCTTCAACCAGCTTGTGTCTGATGAGAACGTCACCATCACAGAGTACCAGGACGAGCAGCAGGTAGTTGAGACTCAAGACCCGCAGACGGGGCAAGTAATGCAGATGGCCCAAGCGTCATTCAGCGGTGAGATTCTGCGGAAGATAGATAAGAGCAAAATCTGTATCGAGGTTATCCCACCCGAAGACTTCCTTGTAACACCACGCGCTACAGATGAGGAAGACGCTGACTTCTGTTCGCACAGGACAAGTCGCACCCGTGGCGAGTTATTGAGTGAGGGCTACGACGCTGACCTGGTCGCCAAGCTGGATCAAGATAAAGATATGAAGGGTGACGGGCGTATTGGCCGTGACGCCATTGATGGGTATCGCCACGACGATGACAACAGCGATAACCATGATCGCCAGTATGTGACGATCTACGAGTCATACATCAAGAAATACCGCGATGACCTGGAGAAGTGCGTGGTGCTGAAGGTACTTCACAGCCGCAGAATTATGTTGGACGTTGAGATAGTCAGCGAGAAGCCTTTCCGGTACTTCACGCCATTCCCACTGCCGCACCGCTTCCACGGTATGAGCCTTGCGGATGTTCTGTTTGATATCCAGAAAACGCAAAGTAGTTTGAAGCGTGGCGTGGTCGATCACACCTTTATGACTAACACCTCACGGTTCATCGCTAACCTGTCCCTGGTTAAGAACCCCAGAGACCTGCTACAGAATAAGGTCGGCGCAGTTATCGACGTTAACAGCCCGAACCCTGAGTCGGTTGTCAGACCTATGCCGATGCCTAACCTCTCAGGCACCGTCTTCCAGGCGATTGAGAACCTTGAAACTGAGAAGGAAGCGCGTAGCGGTATGAGCCGTATGGCCCGTGGCATGGACAGCACTGTTGTTAGTAAGCAGAACAGTTCTGACCTGATCACTCAGTTTATGAACGCCAGTAACCGCAGAATCATGGTCATGGCCCGCAACTTAGCTGAGAACTTCTTGAAGCCACTGATGCACGACATCTACCGCCTGGCGGTGGAGAACGAGTCCCAGGAAAAGATGGTTCAGCTAGACGGCCAGTTTGTCCCTGTTAATCCGCAGTTCTTAGGTGACCGCACAGAGATGTCTGTCGCTGTGGCCCTAACGCCTGAAGAGCAGGCACAAGAAGCGCAGGTACTGTTGTCACTTGATCAGCAGTTCACGATGAACCCCAACGATCCCAATGTGAGTGGTATGTACAACGCGCCGCAGCGACATGCGCTGCTGAGTCGCGCATATGAGTTGCTGAACATTAAGTCTGGCGGCATGTACCTGTTCGATCCAAATAGCCCAGAGTTCCAACAGCAGCAGCAGATGATGCAGCAGCAGCAGGAAGAGGCCGCATCCAAGCAGGCAGAAGTTGAGAAATTCAACGCAGGTATGACTGCACGACAGGTTGCCGTTCTGGAAGGCCAGTTAGAGCTCGATGTGATGAAGGAGCAGAACAAGATGCTCATCGAAATGGAAAACATGCAGCACAGCCAGGAAGAGACAGAGAGCCGGTTGATGTTGGACGTTGAGAAGCAGACCCACGACATGGAAATGTCAGAAGCAGAACTGCAACTTGAATCTGAACAAAAACGCAACGTGAGTATTAGCTAATGAATGACTTAGAAGCTAAGTGGGCTGGATTTATAAAGAACGCCAACGAAAAAAAGTACGCCAAGAAGAAAACACGCAAGCAGGCGTTTGATGAATTTCAAAAGTGGAAAGACGGAAAACTAGATAAAGACACTGCAATGCCTAAAGCCCCCTCGCGGGGCCGTATGGCAAAAATTAAACCTAAACCAACCACAACTGTGGAGTTACCCGATGAATGATGCAGAACCAGGCGACCTGGCTACCGAAGCCAACGCCGCAACTGAAATGCTAGGAAGTGCTGTTTTTAATAAGGCTTTTGAAACGATGAACATGCAAATTGTTGATCAAATTTTAGCTACGCCCCCAGAAGCCGATGCTGAGAGGGAGCGTTTATACAACATGTTTAAGGCCGGACAGGTCTTTGTGCAGCAGCTTGCAAGCATGGTCAATAAATATGAACTAACGAAGACACAGGAACAGGTGTAAACTAGGAGAATAACCATGTCAGAAGAGCAAACCGCAACGGACTCAACTGAACCAAGTGGTAACGACATTATCGCTAGACTGCAGGCCGCTATGGAATCCTCATCAGAGGAACAAACCGAAGAGCCTAAAGAAGAGCAAGAGGTGGTTGAAGAAACCACTGATGAAGTGGTCGAAGAGTCGCAGGAAGTTGAAGAAGAGTCGGAAGAATCGGACGAGGTCGAAGACCCAACTGAAGAATCTGAAGATGAATCTGAAAGCGCACCTGAGTATATAACCGAAGGCAATATTGAGATCGACGGCGAGTCCGTTTCGGTCGAAGAGATTAAACTTGGTTACATGCGACAATCCGATTACACCAAGAAGACGCAACTTGTTGCTGAACAGCGTAAAGCTGCCGAAGAACAAACGGCAAATTACGAATCCACATTGAGCGCCCTCTTGACCGCAGCCGGAGCAGACCTGTCACGTTTTGACAACGTGAACTGGGAGCAAGCGGCAGTGGAAAACCCTGATCAATACAAGCAAGCCAAGGCGATGTTTGAGCAAACTAAGCAAACGCACGATTTTATTCGCGCACAGGCTGAAGAGCATCAACAACGCGCCACTAAACAGCAACAGGCAGCGTCGAAAGAAAGCGCCAAAGAAAGCCTGACTGTCCTCAAATCCACGATCCCTAACTGGAACAACGATCTGTATTACTCCATTGGTGAGTACGCAACACAGTCGTTAGGTGTTACCTCAGAAGAATTTAATGAGACACACGACCACAGGATGATCACGGCTTTGTATAAGGCTATGAAGTTTGACCAGGCTAAATCGGTAACGCAAAAGAAAGTTAAAGCGTCACCGAAAAAAACTTTATCGGGTAAGAAAGCAGAACCTAAAGACCTGGGCAAAAAAGACAACTACCGCAAATCGCGTGAACGTCTGAAGAAGTCCGGCTCTATGGAAGATGCAGTTCAAGCCCTCTTGAATAAAACTTAACTTTAGGAATTTTCTCATGCCAGTAGTAGCAGGTACTTTAAAGACATATCAGCAAATTGGTCTAAAACAAGATATCGAAAGTATAATTTACGATATTAGTCCTACCCTAACGCCCTTTACTTCTTCAATCGGAACAAGCACAGCTTCGGCCACTTTACACCAGTGGCAGCAATCAGAGTTGTCGGTAGTCGGCTCAAATGCCGCCGTAGAAGGAGCAGACGCGGGTGCAGCAAGTATGAACACCACTACCATGAAAACTGCTAACACGCAGATTTTCACCAAGGTAGTTCAGTCTTCAGGAACTTCTGAAGCAGTTGAGAAGCACGGTAGGGATTCGGATTTAGCGATGAACATCGCGATGAAGGGAAAAGAGTTACGTCGCGACATAGAACATGCATTTGTGGGCGCTGGACAGGCAGGTACTGCCGGTAACGCAACAACCGCTCGTCAGCTTACTTCTGCTCAAAACCAGATTGACGCAAGCACCACTAACACTGCCGGTTCTAACCGCACCTTCACTGAAGCGTTGCTGTTGGGTACTTTGCAGTCTGTATATGAAGCTGGTGGCGATCCTAACCAGATTCAGGTGACTCCATCTCACTCTGTTCTGGTTGCTAACTTCGCAGCGTCCTCTGGCCGTAACCGTGACTTCAGCACCGGCACCAAAATTGTGAACAGTGTCGATTTATATGTAAGTCCGTTCTCGGAGTGCGCGGTTGTCCCTAATAGATTCCTTCAAAATTCGACGGCTCTAGTTTTGGACACAGAGTATTGGTCACGCGCAGTTCTGCGTCCAATGCAGACTATCGATCTTGCTCGCAACGGCGACAGCGAGAAGAAGCAAATGTTGACTGAGCAAACTTTGGTTTGTGAAAACGACAAGGCTTCGGGTCTTATCGAAGCACTGACTGCTTAAAGCAATAAAACTGGGTGGCCCTTCGGGGCCATCCTTTTATTAATTTAGGGAGGTTACAAATGCCTGGTTCCCCAACTGGCGAAATGATCGCAAATGTTCAACACGATCAGAGCGATGACAAAATCCACATCAGCCACTCTCAAGACGTAACTGCGATACTGGAAGCTAACAAGCGAGCCAGGGAGCAAGCGGAAGGGCAGCGCATGGGCGACATGGTGCGCGTAGCAACCATACCTGATGTTGTAGCAGTAGAGTGGATGAACGAAGGCATAAACGTCATGGCCCCGAATAAAGAAGACCTGGCGAGAATGAAGAAAAAGCTAAACTCACCAGAGTGGGCATATCTTCGCACAGGCGGCGGCAGACTATGAGTATGACCACTTATAACGGCCTCAAAGCCTCAATTGCTAATTGGTTAAATAGAACCGACCTAGCAACGGAAATACCAGATTTTATTCGGTTGGTAGAAAGTCGAATAGCACATGAAGTTCGGATACCAACGATAGAAAAAAAGGTCATAGTGACTATAGACTCAGAAGGTAAGTCTACGATCCCTTCTGATTTCTTAGAAGTGAAAGATGTTTTCTACAACGACAGACCGATACAGCGTCTAAGTGGAACGCAACTTCGATCATATGTGCAAGACTCTGGGACACCCCAGTTTTTTGCGCGTGAAGCAGGAAAACTTTTGTTTTTTCCCACGCCAACACCTACGGCAAGCGACACCTTGGAGATGGTTTATTACTACGAGGTAGACGCGCTGACTGACTCCGATCAAACAAACGTCCTTTTGCAAACTATTCCAGAACTATATTTATATGGTGCGCTTGCAGAAGCAGGTAATTTTTTAGGCTCAGACAACAGCAGATGGGAAGCAGGATACCAGAACGCTTTTAGTCGCATGATGGCGCATCTCCGTTACAGCGAGTTTTCGGGAGCAACACCAGAAGTTGGGAACGGATACTAAATTATGGCAGGTTTTTACGAGAATATATCAATCACAACTGTTCAGGAAGCGGCAGAGGTTGATGCGTTAGAATACAAAAACGCGGCTGCGGAATCAGCGGCATCTGCCCTCGAATCAAAAAACGCGGCAGCCACATCAGAATCAAATGCAGCCTCATCCGCATCAACTGCTACTGGCGCACTTTCGTCTGTCACATCAAGTGTAAATGCGGCTGCGGCATCAGCGTCATCTGCCCTCGCATCCAAGAATCTGGCTGAGTCAGCGAAAACAGATGCTGAAAGCGCGGAAACAAATGCACTCGCATCTAAGAATTTGGCTGAGTCAGCGAAAACAGATGCCGAGACAGCGGCCACCAATGCGGCATCGTCAGAATCAAATGTTGCGACAAACGCTTCCACAGCTTTAACCGCGAAAAATAATGCGGAAGCAAGCGCAACTTCTGCCTCTGGATCGGCCTCAACTGCGACTACCAAAGCGTCAGAAGCATCAGATTCTGCGTCTAACGCTTTGACCTCAGAAAATAATGCGGCATCAAGCGCGTCAACAGCATCAGCATCGGAGACATCTGCACTTGCATCAAAAAACGCGGCATCTACATCAGAGACAAATGCGGCAAACTCAGCGACAAATGCGGCAGGTTCAGAGACAAATTCGGCTTCATCAGCCACAGCCTCATCAAACAGCGCAACATCAGCCACAACAGCACAATCAGCCGCAGAAGCTGCAAGAGATGCCGCATTAGCGGCTTTTGATTCGTTCGATGATCGATATTTGGGTCAGAAAGCGTCAAATCCCTCTAACGATAACGATGGCAACACACTTGTTGCAGGTACTTTGTACTTCAACACCACGACAGATGAAATGAAAGTCTATGACGGTAGCACCTGGTTGAATGCATACGCCTCGTTGTCGGGTGCATTACTAGCGACTAGTAACCTGTCTGATCTCAACAATGTCGGCACAACCAGGACTAACTTAGGGTTAGGCACAGCGGCCACAACAGACGCAAGTGCATACGCTACTGCCGCACAAGCCGACCAGACAGTAACGCTCACGGGCGCAGGAACAACGACTGTGTCAGGAACATATCCAAACTTTACAGTCACAGGGGTAGGCACTACTTACAATGTCGGAGATGGCGGCCTGACAGAGAAGAACTTTACTACTGCCTTAAAAACTAAGCTAGACAACGCAGGAACACAATCTGTTGTCACGACGGCGCCAACAAGCGCCAGTGGCTTTGCTAACGGACACGTTTGGTATGTAGTTTAAGAGGCCGTTATGACTATCAAAGTTAACGACAGCGGTACTTTAAAAGAACCCACGCAGATTTTTGTTAAAGGTGACCAGGGGACGCTTTATGGCGTTAACTATGTGGTTGCCAACAACAACGGTACGTTAGGCACTGTATGGAATGCTGTCTACGACACAACCAGAGACACCAGTACCATTTTTGGTACAGTTACAGCGTTTGACACTTCGACCAGCTACACAACGACTTATAGTACGAGCATTGGTACGAGCAACGCGACCACCACAGCGTTCAACACGACCACCACTTTTGGTACGAGCAACGCGACTACGACAGCGTTCAACACGACCACTACTTTTGGCACCAGTAGAGCGACCACCACGGCGTTTAACACCACGACTACCTTCGGCACTAGCAAGGCTACGACTACAGCGTTCAACACAACGACTACCTACGGCACGTCTCGCGGCACAAGCAGAGCAACCACAACCTCGTTCAACACGTCGTTCACCACGTCGTTCAACACGTCGCGTAGCACGTCGTTTACTACTTCGTTTAACACGTCGCGTAGCACGTCGTTTAACACACAGACACACGCACTTAGCTACCCAGGGTACAGCACAAGTAACAGGGTATTACGTTCGTCTAGCACCTCTGGCGATTTCTCAAGCTGGACATATGGCGGTACGGCTGTGGCGACGTCTCAAACAACCACCACTACCTATACGGCAGGCGGTTTTACATACCAGCGGGGCGCTCAACACAGTTCTACTTATGATGCGACTTACGGCGTCACGACCACAAATTACCGAATTAAGAGGCTCGCCAGAACCCGTGGCACTTCTCGCACTACTACGTTCGGAACCTCTCGCGCAACCTCTCGCACCACTACGTTCGGAACGTCTCGCGGCACCTCTCGCGGCACAAGCAGAGCAACTACTACGTCGTTCAACACTGCGTTTAACACGTCGAGAGCTACTGGCACCAGCAGAGCAACCACCACGTCGTTTAACACGTCGCGGGCCACAGGCACCAGCAGAGCAACCACCACGTCGTTTAACACTGCTCGCGCCACAGGCACTAGTCGTGCAACTACTACGTCGTTTAACACTACTCGCGCCACAGGCACTAGTCGTGCAACTACTACGTCGTTCACTACGACTTTTGACACTAACAACACCACCGCGAATGACACAGGGACAAGTAGATCGACTAACACGAATCGGGATACGTCCACGGTGGTTTACGAAAGACTTACAGCAACGGGTAATGAGACCGAAGTAGGCAGTCAAGGTGCTAACAATCGCCGGTATTGGGATGGCTCACAGTGGACAGAAGACTAATGGATGACATGGCTAGGAAACTAGAAAACACGCTTGATGTAATTATGGAGCATTTTTCAGAAACAGAAGACCGTATCTCTAAACTTGAAGAGCAGATCGCTAAATTGGAAGAAAGACTTGAAGAAACTGGCTGAGAATGACGAACTTGGTAATTCCGCAGCGCACTTTTTTAAAAGCGGAAATGTACTAAGAAACAGGAAAAGCGACCAACTACTTGAGATTAAAAAGCTGTTACCTGGCACCTGGAGAGGTACAAAGATCGAATACGACCTCTGGTACAACTTCAGCGACGGCAAGATACATGGATACGTTTATACGGACTTGCTAACGAAGTTTATTTACCTAAGAGCCGCAAGTATAAAACACGCATCTCAAACTATGCAGCAAGCAGCTAACACCCAAATTAACGCAACTGGTGAGCGTCTGTTTGAGGATATTGCAGAGAACAACGAAGACAAGTATCGGTTGCGGTCTACTTCCGACAGCCACGACTTTGTGATTTTTCTCCCAGGCACGAACATATTAGAAAAGGTTACCGACTGGCCGAAAATCGAAAGAGCAATGGCCCAGGGCGCGAAGCTGAAGTGCCACCCGCTCACGTCGCCAACTGTGTATCAACACCTGGTACACAAGTACGGCGCAGAGAATGTTATTGAAAAGAAGAAAAGCGGAAAATCGATATTAGAACGAGCAGGAATAGTGGGGTGCTGTGAAAACAGTGAAATGGGAATTGTGGCGCTGGCAAAAGGCAAGAAAGTTTACTTATTCGGCAAGCGCGATGAGTGGTGTACATACACCGCGATATATAGAGCGTTAGAAGACAAAGGCTCTCTTCAAGCAGATCGGTTGAAATCAGTTTTAAGTAGCGATAGTTCAGGGCTAATACCGTCAAGCCCAGACAGTCAGCAGGATAATGTGACTAGTTTTTTTGATCAGTACATAGGAGTTGAGCATGTCGCGCCCCGAAGTTTTAGTGGTCGAGTGCAACAAGCTGGCGTCGCTGACAGTTAACTCTGTAAAAGTAAACATGCCTGACTGGGACTACAAGGTAGTGCCATACGAAGGTGGGTTTATAGCCACGGCGTTAAAGAATATTGAGAAGACAGCGTTAGTAGTAAAAAGCGGCGTGATTTTGGACGTGAATAGCGGAGACTTACCTTCTTGGGATTTGCTAAATGAGTATGACATCTGCCTGGGCCGCGCTGGTGTGTTTAGTGATCACCCAAAACACAGCCAAGCCTACGGGCTTGTTGGCAGCCAGATTGGTAGAAAGCACCTGGATTTGAGCGTGTTTATTATCAACCCAGCGCGATGGGCCGAAATACCGGATTCTGATTCGGGGGTGTTGCAGACAGCTAAACGGCTTCGTATGCCAAGGCATATGAATCATAAAAGCGATTTACTTATTGCGAATGTTTTGTCAGGCCAGATGGCTATGAACTACGGAATGCTTGCTGAAAATGCATCTGTATTTAATTACGTTGATGTGTTTGAAAAAGGTTCAGCCAACGGTAATGAAATGTTTGCTTACGCTTTGGAGAAAGCGTTGCCTTTTGCAGACGAGTTGCCCGCTGTTAAAAAACTGGCAGAGAGAACATTAACCCGTGCTGCAAAGTTACGAGTCGGGTTGGCAAAAACATTATTAGAGGACACAACTGATGAACATTGAGTATGAAGCAAAAATACTAGAGCTATATACGATCCCCGAACAAGACGGACGCGAGAACGTCGTCAAAAAAGTGCTGTGGCAGGTAGAGTTTTTTGATCCTGATTTCCGCCGCGCAGTGAACAGCCAAGGTCAAATAATGACATATCTGAACACTGACACGTTGTCTGATTCATTTATCGATTACAGCGGTATCACCCAGCAGCAAGTATTGCAGCTTTGCCTTGATCACGAGGGCGGGTCGGATTTCTTGGAACACCTTCAAGGCGCACACGAAGCTGACTTATCAGCGCAGTACGCTGACCGATATTTAACACTGCGCCCAACAGCAGAATTGGCTGTTAGCTAATGACCATTAAAATGGCAAAGCAGGGTGTTTTTAGCACTAACCCGATGCGGGGCCACGCGGTGCCGCAGTGGGAAACAGTGCGCGAGTTTTGCGAGTGGTGGAATGCTGCGAATCGACCAATTGCACCACCAGACGAAGTTGTAAATTTAAGCGACGACGCCACCTCTTTTTGTTTGTTTAGAAGCGGTCAGTTTCAGGTTGAACTGTACCTGATACACCCTTGCCCAAACTTACCTATCCACGGACACCCAGACGTTGATGTGATCAAGATGCGCTTGGACACCTGGGCAGTAGATGGCGCAGGTCAGTTGAAACAGACCACCTACCGAGAGGCATCTGAGACTTTAGTCACAGGCGAGACTCATGGCGCGGGCGTCAATTTCAAAGGTCGTG